ATGATGGACCTCGACCTTGCCGAATATCCGCTGATCGATTGGCGGCAATTCTCTTGGCTGCGCGACCAAGGCGTGCCGGTGGCGACCCTCATGCAGATCATGCAGGTGCGTGTCGTGGACGGTGCTCTGGCCTTCTATGAGGAAGTCTCTGGCGACGTGGTGCTCTGGCATCCGAAGTCCGGCGAGCTGACAAGCTGGGCAGGTAATGCCTTCGCCTTGGGCGAGGACAATATCTTCAACGCCGGCACCTATGCCTTTGACAATTACCTGGTCATCCACACCGACCCGCTCGACTGGCTGCGGGACGGTGGCCACGGCATCATTGTGCTGCGGTGGGAACTGGCCTTCGACATGCTGCGGGACGCTACCCGGATTGCTGTCTCCGAAGAATTGTTGCCGACCTATCGGCAGCACATGACACCCCGCCATATGCCCGAGCTTGCGGTGCTGGCCAGCGACCGGAGGCTTGCCGCATGATCGAAAGCGTTATCCCTATCGAGGAATACGAACGCAGCCGGGGCAGCAAAAAGCCCCGGTTCAAGCGGACCAGCACGAACACGATCATGGCCACCGAGTTCGAGCCGATCCGCTGGACGGTGCCCGGCTATGTCCCCGAGGGCTTCTCGGTGCTGGCCGGGCGTCAGAAGCTCGGCAAGACCTGGCTGGCGATAGATTGGGCGCTGGCCGTCGCCATGGGCGGCATCGCCATGGGCGGGGTGAATGTCGAGGCCGGGGACGTGCTCTATATCGACATGGAGAACGGCCAGCGGCGCATCCAGCGACGTATCAAGGTGCTCTATCCGAACGATCAGCACCGACCCGACATGTCGCATCTGGAGTGGGTGACGGACGCCCCGGCGCTCGACAAGGGCTTTATCGACGCCCTGGAGGATTGGCGCGGATCGGTGAACAATCCCCGGCTGGTGATCATTGATGTGCTCCAGCGCATCAAGCCGGTGGGGAACGCCACCCGCAACGCCTATGAGAACGACTATGCCACCTGGTCCCCGCTCCAGAAATGGGCGACCGACAACGGCATTGCGGTTGTCGGGCTTCACCACACCAAGAAGGGCGGCGCCGACGATCCCCTTGAGGCGCTGTCCGGCTCCAACGGCCTATCCGCCTGCGCAGACACCACGCTGGTGCTGGACCGCGATAGCAACGGCATCACGCTCTATGTGCGAGGCCGCGACGTGGACGAAAAGGAAAGCGCCCTGCTCTTTGCCGGGGGCATGTGGACGATCACCGGGGACGCGGCGGACGTGAGGCGCACCGATGAGCGCACCACGATCCTCGATGCACTCAGGGAAGCGGGCGAGTCCATGTCCCCAACGGAAATAGCGGACGCCACCCGCATGACGAACCAGAATGTGCGGCAAACCCTGTCCCGCATGGCGAGGGCTGGGGAAGTGATGAAGGAAGGCCGGGGGCGATACGTCCATCCCGACTGTCACAATGCCACCCCCGGTCACAACGGTCACAATGTCACAACCGAGTTCGATGGCGAGGAAAGCGGGGGCAGATGGCCACGAACACCCGACTAGGAGCGGGGGTTTGTGACCTTGTGACAGATGTGACAGCCCCTCGCATGTGACTGGTCCCGAGGAACGAACCGAGAAACTTGTTCACCTATAACGAACAATGATCTATATTGTGTGCCGATTGATGAACAATCAGGTGCGCATTGGTTTCGATCCTTGAGGGCGAGTTGGCCCAGACCATCACAGACGCTTTGCTCGATGCGGACATTCCGTATGACGTGACCGTCTGGCGCACCGTGCCAGGTGAGCCCGATCCCGAGACGCCGTGGATACCGGGCGAGCCCACTACCACCAGCTATGTGGGCAAGGGCTTCACCGAGACGTTCAGTGCCGACTACATCAGCGGCGGCCTGGTAGAGGCCAACGACCTCAAGGTTGTGATCCTCATCCCCACGCTGGCCATCACGCCCGAGCTGTCGGACGTGGTGACGGTGCGAGGCCAGACCTACACGATCATCAGCATCAGCCCTGACCCAGCACTGGCCACCGTAGCCTTGCAGGTGCGAGCATGACGGCGCGCAAGGCCAAGCCCCCAGCGGTCCCAATGCCCGGCACCTTGGGAGAGGGGAGCAGCGCGGAGCGGGCTGTTCCTTTCTCTCTCCCTGAAAATTCCGGGGGAAAAGAGACTGCCGAGACGGCTATTGCCTTCCTCGAAACCCTCAATATTCCCGAGGGACCGAAGGCGGGCACGCCCCTGCGGCTGGCCGAATTTCAGCGATCCTTTGTCCGGGGCGCGCTCGCTGCCGAGAACATGGTGGCGCTGCTTTCAATCGGTCGCGGGAACGCCAAGACGGCACTTGCTGCCGGCCTATCGCTCGGTGCCCTCATGGGCATCTGGGATACCCAGCCCAAGCGTGAGGTGCTGATGGCGGCGCGCAACCGTGATCAGGCCAAGACCGCGTTCAACTTTCTGGTGGGCTATGTCGAGGCCCTGCCCGAGGCAGAACAAGAGCTGTTCATTATCCGGCGCGGCTCCCGGTTGGAGGTGGAATACGCCGGCAACGGTGGCGGGCTCGCTCGATGCATCGCGGCCGATGGCCGGTCCATCCTGGGCGGTGCCCCGACGCTGGCGATCCTCGATGAACGCGCGGCATGGGAGCGGGAAAAGGGCGACCTGCTGGAGAACGCCATTCTGTCCGGCCTGGGCAAGAGGAACGGCAAGGCGCTGATCATCTCGACTTCGGCACCCGACGACACCAACACGTTCTCGAAGTGGATGGATGAGCCCCCGCCCGGCACCTATGTGCAGGAACATCGCCCGCCCTTCGGTCTCCCCGCCGACGATCTGCCGTCGCTGTTGATCGCTAATCCCGGCGCCACCGAGGGCATCGGCGCCAGCCCCGAATGGCTCCTGGCGCAAGCCCGGCGCGCCATCGCTCGCGGCGGCTCTGCCCTGTCATCTTTCCGCAACCTCAACCGAAACGAGCGCGTATCGACCGAGGATCGCTCGGTGTTGATCACGGTGGACGAATGGCTGTCTGCCGAGGTGGCCCCTGACGATCTGCCCCCGCGTGAGGGCGAGTGCATCCTGGGCGTGGACCTGGGTGGCTCCCGGTCCATGTCGGCAGCGGCGTTCTACTGGCCGCACACCGGCCGGCTGGAGGCGGTGGGCACCTTCCCCGGCAATCCCTCCCTCGCGGATCGTGGCGCCGCCGATGGCGTCTCTGGCCGCTACGTCGAGATGAAGGAACGGGGCGAGCTGTCCACCCTGGGCGAGAACACCGTCCCGCCCGGCCCATGGCTGGCCGAAATCGTCAAGCTGGCCGATGGCGCTGCGATCTCCTGCATTGTCGGGGACCGCTTCCGCCATGCCGAGTTTGCCGAAGCCATCGAGCGCGCCGGCCTGCGGGTGCCGTTCATCTGGCGCGGCTTCGGCTGGAAAGACGGCTCCGAAGACATCGAGCGGTTCCGCCGCGCGCTCTTTGACGGGCAGGTTAAAACCCGGCCCTCGCTGTTGCTGCGCTCTGCCTTCGCGGACGCCATCACCCTCATTGACCCGGCCGGCAACGCGAAGCTGGCCAAGGGGCGCTCGCTGGGCCGGATCGACGCGGCGGCCGCTTCGGTGCTGGCCGTGGCCGAAGGTGCTCGGCGCACCGGCCGTCCCGCGAAGAAAGCGAGGGCAGCGCTATGGGTGTGAGACCGCATTACGACCGCCACGGCGCGGCCATCTATCGCTCCCGCCGCTGGAAATCAGTCCGGTTCCTGGCCAAGCGCCGGGACGGCTTCAAATGCGTCGAGTGCGGCGCTGCCGGGCGCCTGGAGGTTGATCACGTCAAGCCGATTCGGTCGCACCCCGAGCTGGCCTATGACCTGACCAATCTCCAGTGCCTTTGCCCGAGCTGCCACGCTCGCAAGACACGTCTTGAGGTGGGCAATGCCCCTCTCGACCCCGAACGCCAAGCCTGGCGTGACCTGGTGCTGAATGCGCCGCAACCCCAAGCATCAACGGAGAAACCACATGCTTGATAGTGTGAAAATCCAGCGGCGCCAGTCCGAAATCCGGCAGGCCCTCGCTGACCTGGTGGGCAAGGAAAAGCCGACCGAGGAAGAAACCCGCTCCATGGGCGAGCTTGATCTGGAGTATCGCCAGAACGAGACCCGCTATCGTGCTGCCCTCATTGCCGAGGACACCGAGCGCCGGGACGCCAAGGGGGAGCTTGAAACCCGCGCCGGCAAGGAATGGGACGAGCTGGTGGGCAAGTTCGAGCTTCGGCAGGTTGCCCTTGCCCTCGATGAGGGCCGGCAGCTCGACGGCGCCACGGCTGAAATCGTGCAGGAAATGCGCAGCCATGGCGGTTATCGCGGTGTGCCGGTGCCCTGGGCGGCGCTGGAGGTTCGTGCTGGTGAGACCATCGCCAGCGGCACCCCGGACCCGATCCAGACGCGCCCGATCATCGACCGGCTGTTTCCCGACAGCGTAGCGGCCCGCATGGGCGCGCAGATGATCAACATCGACCACGGCGAAATCGAGTGGCCCGTTGTGACCAGCTCGGTATCGGCCGGCTGGGCGGATGGCGAGACTGCCAATGTGGCAGGCCCGACCGTCTTTGCCACCACCGACCGGGCTCTTGCGCCTGACCACAATCTGGGAATCCAGATGCGGATTACCCGCAAGACGCTCAAGCAGTCCGGCGCCGCGCTGGAACAGGCGGTGCGCCGCGACATGAACGGCGCGATGGCGGTGGCTCTGGATAAGGCGATCTTTCTGGGCACTGGCGCCAATGGCCAGCCGCTCGGCGTGATCACCGGGGCAGCGACCTACGGCATCACGTCCACCGACGCGGCGGCACTGGCCAATTGGGCAGCGTTCCGCGCGGCCGTGGTGCGGTTCATGACCGGCAATGCGGCGGGCTCCCCCGGCGCCGTCCGCTCGCTGATCCGTCCCGAGCTTTGGGCGCTGCTCGATGATACGCTGATCGAAGGCACCGCGGTTTCCGAATGGGACCGCCTGCTGAAGAACATCCCGGCCAGCAACATCGCCATGAGCACCAACGCCCTGGCCGCGCCGTCCGGCGATCCGCTGGAAACCCAAACGCTTCTCACCACGAATGCCGGCGGCGTTGCCCCGATCTTCGTGGGTGTCTGGGGCGGCGTGGACATGATCCGCGATCCTTACACCGACGCGCAGTCGGGTGGCCTTCGCCTCACGGCCCTGACCACTGCGGACGTGACGGTGGCCCGGCCGGCGCAGCTCGAGCTGATCACCGGCCTTGAGCTTGAGGTGGCCGAATAATGCAGACCGGTCTTGCCTACGGAGAGATTGAGCTGGAGGAGCGCGCTGCGAGGAGCCGGAAACGGCGCCTCAAAGGCCGCTTCCCCTACGGCCGTCGCGCCACTCTATCGGACGGCGGCAAGACCGGCCGTCCCCAGAAAGAGGAGTTCGCCAGCCGGGCGTTCTCCTATCGGGTGGACCGTCCCGACGAGGACATTCACCTCTTGATCGGCCACAGCTACGACCGGCCCATTGCCAGCCGTGGCGCCGGCACCCTGACCCTCAATGATCGGGATGACGCCCTGACATTCGAGGCGATGCTTGACGAGGAAACGCAGGAAATCAGTTGGGTGGCCGACTTCCTGCGGGCCTTCAATGCCGGATTGATCCGGGGCATCTCCCCCGGCTTCCGCCTGCCGCCGCCGCGCGCCGTGGCCAAGGCCGAGGAAGTGATTGAGGAAGACCCGGCCGAGGGCACCGCCCTTATCCGCGTGATCCTGCAGGCGCTGCTCTATGAGCTGTCCATGGTCACGCGCCCGGCATACGACGAAACCGAGGTGGAGGCCGAGGAACGCAGCGCTGGCGGCGTGATCCTTCCCCCGCGCATCACCCATCCCCTCAATCGGTGGAGGCTCTGATGGCAGACACGATCCGGCAAGACGAGGAAATGCCCGAGGACTACCCGGACGTGCCGAGCGGCCTTTCGGCAGCGGCGCAAGCCCTGGACCTCGATCTGGTGTGGCAGCGCATCGAGAACTATATCGCGTGCCGCTGGACGGCGCGGGACGTGACTTGGATTGTCGAGGGACCGGGCGCATGGCTCCCGCCGCTCAAGCCAGCCACCATCGCCACGGTGGAAATCTGGCAATCCGACGCCTGGCAGACCGTCACACTCACGCCTTCCGCCCTGGGCGGCTATGATCTGCCCGGCCATGGCCCCTATCGCTTCACGGGCTCGGTGGGTGGCGGTGACGTTCCGGCCGGTGTCACCGAGGCGTTTCGGCGCCTAGCCGAATACATGGCTGGCAAGCCCGGCAAGGCCGGTGCGCGATCCGAGCGCATCGGTGCCGGCTCCATTTCCCTTTCACATACTCGCTCGCCATCGTGGATGGCCGAAGCGATCCAGAATAGCGGTGCCGGCGATCTGCTGCGGCCGTATCGGAGGGCCTGATGCTCGATTGGCTATTCAAGCGCGACAAACACGAAAAGCGCTCGGCAGCGTCCGGCTTCACGGCCGAAATCATGTCTGCCCGCGAATCCTACATTGCTGGCCGGCGCGGCATTGCCGAGCTGACCGCCACGGCGCAATCGTGCGTCTCGCTCTGGGAAGGATGCTTTGCCCTGGCCGATGTGCAGGGCACCGAACTGATCACCCGGCATATGCTGGCCATGGGCGCCCGCTCGCTGGCCTTGAGGGGCGAGGCGGTGTTTCTGATCCGCGAAACCGGCCTGGTGCCGTGCGCTGATTGGGATCTCCGAACCCGCGACGGAAAGCCGACCGCATACCGCGTTTCAATCTCCGAGGCCGGCGGCGGCACGACCCAGACCGCGCTCGCTGCCGAGGTGCTACATGTTCGCATCGGCGCCGATCCGGTGGCCCCATGGTCCGGCACCGCGCCGCTCAAGCGTGCGAGCCTCACGGCCGGCATGTTGCAGGCGGTGGAGAGTGCCCTGGCCGAAGTCTATGAGCACGCCCCGCTGGGCTCGCAAATCGTTCCCTACCCGGAAAGCCCGGACACCGACCTTGAGACGCTGGGGCGCGGCTTCCGTGGCCGGCGCGGCCGGGTGCTGATGCGGGAAAGCGTCCATGTCTCGGCAGCGGGTGGACCGGCGCCGCAAACCGACTGGCGGCCGGCTGACGTGTCCCCCGACCTACAAAAGTCCATGACGGCGGAAAGCCTCTCGGCAGCGCGCGACTCGGTGTGCGGCGTGTTCGGCGTCCTGCCCGCCCTGTTCGCTGGCAACGCTCAAGGTCCGCTGGTGAGGGAGGCGCAACGTCACCTTGCCGGGTGGACGCTCCAGCCCATCGCCATGCTGCTATCCGAGGAAGCGACGGCCAAGCTGGGCAGCGAAGTCATGATCGACGTCATGAGGCCGGTGCAGGCATTCGACGCCGGGGGACGGGCAAGGGCGCTGGCGACCATCGTGCAGGCCCTCACGCAAGCCAAGGAGGCCGGCCTGGCCCCTGGCGATCTGAATGCGGCCCTGACCATGGTGAATTGGGGACCGGACGATAAAGCGGCATAGGGCTGGCCACCCTGCGCTTGCGAAGTGGCGCGATTGGCTGGGGTTAGTCGTGAGTGCCCGAAAAACCGCGACAGGGTGCGGCGGTCTTCCTTCCGCGTGGCACCTTCCTGTGAGGGATTGGGGGAACAGGCCGGGGGTGGATGCTCCCGGCCTGTTTCTTGCTCTATGGCTTTAGGGCGTCCTGCCGCACGCTGAGCCGGGCCACCTTGAGTTCTTCGGCCTGGCCGGTGGATAGCGCGTGTTCAAGCGAATCGCGCCATTGGTCACTCGACCAGGGACCTACCGCCGGGTCGCACTCGACATAGATTTCTTCCACCTTTCCAATCTTCGGCTCGCCACTTCCAAAGCCGGAAGTTTCGGGGTGCTCTAGTCGCCACCAGACTTGGCGAACGATTAGGTCTTCGCCGTATGGCTTAGGCTTATCTGGCCGGTGAATGGACAGATAGTCGCCAGGCGAAGGGATGGCCGGCACATCGAAATCAAGCGAGTAGTCTGGCTTCAGGCGTCCAACCTCTCGGACAATCACGATTATTCGCATCAGGTTTCCTTTGGGTTTGGGGTTTCGGATGCTGGATTGTGCGCCGACGCATTCTAACTTGCAACCAGCTTTAGGATGTGCCATAGCTCAATCCAAGCAGGAAAACCAGATTCTGATGCGCGCTAAGCAGCTAGTTCCAATCTTGGCCGATAAGTTCGGGGTCCCTTTTGAGACCGCCGAAGTGATCGACCGCGCGCTGGCCGACAATGGTTTGCGGGCGAAGGGAAAAGGCCGCTCTTGGCCAGAAATGAGCCGGCGCGAAGCGGTTCACTTTTTGATCGGCTGCATGACAGCAACGACCGTTAAACAGGCCGTTGCCACGCGCGCCGCCGTAGAAGTGTCCCGCTGGTTATCCGCGTCTGCCACCATCGAGGTAACATCAGACGACACCGATATGATGGCCGCGCATATGATCGACACCAATAGCGACGACTTCGAGCCGACGATTATAGACGACCGCTCCGAGCGCCTTCCTTTCTTGAAGGAGCTCGACGGCCAGTGGATTTCGTTGGTGGATTACCTGCTGCACATCATGCACGACGAATTCTCGATGGAGGACCACGACACAATCTCGTTGTCGCTTTCACCATCGCACCTGGAGGCGTCAATCAGCTTTTGGCGCCGCAAGTGGAACGGCGTCGAGGATGAGAAGCACCTTGTTGATCGGCAAGTGTTCCATGCCGAGGGTGCCGAGGACATTGAGCCGGACTATCGCATCCGAACTGACGTTTCGGTGGTCGGGCGCTTCCTATGGGAAATCGCTACCCGCACGGAAGACCCGCTTGCCGAGGTGGCCGACTGATGGCCAATCACGCCGCTATCGCTGGCCACCGGCCGCCGTCATTCGTCTCCAAGTCCACTCTGGCAGCCGAGCTGGATATTGGCGAATCGACGGTGGACGAACTGGTAAAGCGGGGCGTGCTTCCGAGGCCGATCAGGATCGGTGGCTCGGTGCGCTGGTGCTGGGCTACCGTTCAAGAGGCACTGATTTCCATGGGCACCGGCAACGGCGCTACCGATCCCTTTCTCAAGGCGCTGAACGATGAAGCGGCAGCGTAAGGCTTCTGTCTCGCTCCCGAGGGGCGTTCACCGCATCGTCTCGCGCGGCCGGGAATACTTCTACTATCAGGCCGGACGCGGCACCTCCCATGTTGGCGACCGCATCAAGCTCCCGAACGATCCTCAATCACCAGAGTTCTGGCAGGCGGTGCGGCAGGCCCAGGGCATCGTCGGGCCGGTACCGACCGATACCATTGGGGCGCTGCTCGATGCATACGAGACGGCATGGCCGGGCCTTCCGCGCAAGCTGGCGCCGAGCACTCAAGAACAATACCGCCGTAGTCTCAAGGTTGTGCGCGCCACCTGGGGCGAGCTTCCTGCAGCAAGCCTTCGCCCGGCTCACGTTCAAGCCCTGATTGAGAAGATCGGTCGCACACGGCCGGGGGCGGCGAACAACGTTCTAGACGCGCTCAAGGCAATGTGCCGCTGGGCAATGGGTCCGAGGGAGCTGCTGGCCCGAGACCCGACGCAGGGCGTTGCCCGCTTCGATAGCGGGGAAGGGCACAGGCCCTGGACGCCGGCTCAGCTCGCATTCGCGGACGCCAATTTCACCGGGACGCTGCGCCAAGCATATGTGCTCGCTCGCTACACCGGGCAGCGGATCAGCGATGTTGTGCGGCTGGGCTGGACCGACATTGACGAAGGCGGCTTCACGCTTCGCCAGAAAAAGACCGGGGTGCGCCCGTGGTGCCCAATCCTGCCCGAGTTGGAGCGGGAAATGGCGACGTGGCAAAAGCGCCCAGGCCCGTTCCTGCTGCAAGACAGTGGCAAGCCTTTCAGCACAAACCAGCTCTGGAAACTGCTGGACCGGCATCGTGAGAAGTCGCCCGAGATGGAAGGCGCGGTGTGGCACGGCCTGAGGGCCAACGCCGTCATCAACATGCGCCAGCAAGGCTACAGCTCGATGCAGATCAGCGATGCGATCGGCATGAGTGTGGAGATGGTCGAGCGCTACTCGCGCTATGCCGACCGGAAGGCGGGCGGCCAAGCCGTCCTGCTCAAGATGAAGGAACGGACCAAGGACAGCGCTGTAAAACGCTGAAAAACTGGAAAGCAAAAATGCAGGAATATCAACTGGATACGAGGCAAGAAATGAAGTGCAGGCTTCTGTTGCCAGGTGCCTGCGGACCCCGCCTGTCGCCCGGCTAGGGGCGGAGGACTTAAATTCCCAGTGCTAGCACCGCTTACGCGGCGAGAGCGACCGGAGCCTTATGGTTGTCATTGGCAACTATAAGTTTTAGTCCGATAACGGTGGTACCATGCCGAGCGAAAACACACCCTTTACGCCCTCGTCGATCCTATTTCGCCCCCGTAACCTCCTGCCAGGACAGGAGAAATTGGTGGAGGCGCCGGGTACTGCCCCCGGGTCCGATGGGTTTATTACGATGGCAGTTTATCGCCATAGCCGTTGCCGGCACCCCCAATATAGGGACGGCTCGGCCCGGATGCAAATGCTGTGAAGGGTGATCGCAGACAAAGCGCGGGAGAGGGGAATCGGCTAGCCTGCCGCCCATGATCGCCTTTTCCCCCGACTCCGAGCCGGTACATCCGGAACAGCCCTATCTCGACCTCGTCCGCCGCGTCTGGACGCAGGGCTTTGAGCGCAGCGACCGCACCGGCGTCGGCACGCGCTCGCTGTTCGGCGCCACCATCCGCTACAGCCTGGCCGATGATGCGGTGCCGCTGCTGAGCACCAAGCGCGTCTCGTGGAAGACGGCGGGGCGGGAAATGCTGTGGTTCCTCACCGGCAGTTCCTCGATCCGCCCGCTGCTCGAGCAGAACGTGCATATCTGGAGCGACTGGCCGCTCGAGCGCTATCGCAAGGCCAGCGGCGAGGCGATTTCGCGCGACGATTTCGAGACGCGCATCCTCGCCGATGCCGTTTTTGCGGCAAAGTGGGGCGAACTCGGCCCGGTCTATGGCGTGCAGTGGACCAAGTGGCCGACCTATGTGCCGGTCGGCGACGGGCTCTATCGGCGCGACCCCGAAGGGGTCAACCAGATCGCCCGCTTGGTCGAGGGCATCAGGACCAATCCGGCCTCGCGTCGCCACATCTTTACCGGCTGGAACGTGCCCGAACTCGAGCAGATGGCGCTGCCGCCCTGCCACATGACCTATCAGTTCTATGTCGGGGACGGCACGCTCTCCTGCATCCTCTATCAGCGCAGCTGCGACCTGGGGCTGGGCTATCCGTTCAACGTCTTCGGCGCCGCCATGCTGACGCGCATGCTCGCGCAGCAATGCGACCTCGCGCCCGGCGAGCTGGTCTGGAACGGCGGCGACGTGCATCTCTATCTCAACCACGAACATCTCGTGGATGAACTGCTCAGCCGCTCCCCCTCCGGGTCGCCGAAACTGAAACTCCTGCGCCGGCCGCCCAGCATCTTCGATTATCGCATCGAGGACTTCGAGGTGCTCGACTATGCCCCCCAGGCCAGGATTTCTGCACCAGTGGCGGTTTGAGCCGTCCTCGAGTGAGGTGAGCCGCGATGCCCGCAGTCGGGCCGTCCTCCCCATCCAGCGGAGGCAGGCCAGACGGAAAGACTCTCCTCGTGCGGCTGAACCGAACGGCGCTACACCCAATCTGGCTGAACCTGGACTGAACCAAACCGCCCCGCCAGCCCGCTCCGCTCGAAGAATCCGCCTCTCGGAATCGGTGGGCAGCGTTATGATCGGCGTGTTTCGCCATCCCGCCGAGGCTTCCCATGCGCTCCATCCTGATCACCGCGCTCTGCTGCGCCGCCACTGTTGCCAGTGCCAATGACACGATGAGCCAGCTGGGCGCCGGGGGGCTGGTCTTTCTCACCACCGATGCGGTGCGGATGGCGTCGGAAGACCTCTTCGTCTCCCCCGAGGCGGTGCGCGTCACCTACCAGTTCGAAAACACCACCGATCGCGACGTCGCCGCGCTCGTCGCCTTTCCGCTGCCCGATATCACCGGCAGCGTCGATTTCATGGTCGCGGTGCCCAGCGAGGACCCCGAAAACATCTTCGGCTTTGCCACCAGCTTTGCCGGTGCGCCGGTCGAGGCCGAACTGCACCAGACGGTGTTTGCCACCAATATCGACTACACCGATTATCTCACCGAGCTCGGCCTGCCGCTGCTGCCTTTCGGCCAGCCCACCATCGACGCCATCGCCGCGCTCGACGAGGCGCAGAAGCTGGCGCTGATGCATCGCGGCCTCGTGGCGCCGATGGAGTTCGATGCGGGGCAGGGCTGGCAGCGCGAATACTATCCGGTGTGGACGCTGCGCTCGGCCTATAGCTGGGAGGCGCTGTTTCCCGCCGGCGAGACGGTCGAGGTCACGCATGCCTACGCCCCCAGCGTCGGCGGCACGGTCGGCGTCACCTTCCTCGCCGAGCCCTATGAGGGCTATGATCCGGCCAGCGCGTATCAGCGCAAATACTGCACCGACGAGAGCTTTGTCGGCGCCGTGCGCAAGACCCTGCCCAATCCCGACGAGCCCTGGGGCGCGCCGTTCTTTGAAAACTGGATCTCCTATGTCTGGTCGACCGGTGGCAACTGGTCGGGCTCGATCGGCAGGTTCCACCTGACCATCGACAAGGGCCGCCCGGAAAACCTCGTCTCCTTCTGCTGGGACGGCGAGGTGACCAAGACCTCGCCCACCACCTTCGAGATGGAGGCGACCGACTGGTGGCCGCCTTTCGACCGCGAGCTCGAGATCCTCATCCTCAACCGGCAGGACCCGGCCTGATGAGCCGCAGCCTGGCCGACCTCACCGGGCTGGTGGCGCAGGTGTGCGACATCTATGCCGAGCGCTGCGACATTGCCCGCGATGACGACTGGTATGCCCTCAAGCTGCAGGAGGAGGCGGGCGAGGTGATCGCCGCCTATCTCAAGCGCACCGGCCGGGGCCGGGTAGGGGAGAGCACGCCCGAGCAGCGGCGGCTGGCACTCGAAGACGAAATCGCCGACCTGATGGCGCAAGTGCTGCTCTTTGCCCGCCACAACGACGTCGATATCGAGGCGGCACTGGCCCGCAAATGGTTCACCTACCTGCCCAAGGACTCATGACCCTTTCCATCCGCAGTGCCGTCACGGCCGACGCCGCCCAGATCATCGCCTTCGTCGAGGCGCTGGCTGACTATGAAAAACTCCGTCACGAGGCCAGGGCCACCGTCGCCGATATCGAGCGCGATCTCTTCGGAGCCGCGCCAAAAGTGTTCTGCGAGATCGCCGAACTCGACGGCAAGCCGGTGGGCTTTGCGCTCTGGTTCTACACCTATTCCACCTTCCAGGGCCGGCACGGCATCTGGCTGGAAGACCTCTTCGTCGTGCCCGAGGCGCGCGGCATCGGGGCGGGCAAGGCACTGTTGCAGCAGCTGGCGCAGCGCTGCGTGCGCGAAAATCTCGGCCGCTACGAATGGTGGGTGCTCGACTGGAACGAGCCCTCGATCCGCTTCTACCAGGCGCAGGGCGGCGTGCTGCAGGACGAGTGGACCAAGGTGCGCATCGATGGCGCGGCGCTGGCCAGTCTGGGGGCGTCATGA